ACATCGCCGCGAAACCTGATATGTTGCCGAACTGTTCCGGCGATTGCGATCCGCTGCGCCGCCGGAGCCGCGGTCACATTTGTGAACGTGACGATCGCCTGCCAATCGGTCGAACCATCCGCGGAGTCTTCCACGAAACCAACGAACCCGGTCAGGCCCGCAAGTGCAACGATTTGCATGTAACCAACACCGCCATCGGCTGAACTGGCCGCGTTGTCGACGGACGCGCCATTCCAGTCGATCGTCTGCGCTGCGTTCTGGAGGATCACGCCGCTATCGGCCGCGCCGGTAATCTGGTAGGCCGCGTTAGCCTTCGTTAGCTTCCCGTTCGACACAATCGGCTCGTAGGACGTGACCAAGGTGCCGAACGCGCCCGTGAACGTCACGCCGTCAACCGAGAACACGATCTGCCGCTCGGCCGTCGATCCGGCCTTCAAGAGGGCGTGCATCTGGCCCGCGGCGTCATCAAAGAATCCGCCATTCTGGGCGAGGCTCGCCTTCATCATGTTGACGGGCGTGTGCGCTTCGGCGCTGTCGCCGAGGCCGTAATCAGGTTCGGTGATCGACTCCACCTTGTGCGTGACGCCTTGCAATTTCGCGGCAAGGATCGACGTCCCGTCAACGGTGAATGTGCTGAACGAAGACGAACCATAGCGACTCATTGGGCGCTCCAGGGCTGCTGAAAGTCATAACCGCAACGACTGCACAGCGTGCCGATCGGACCGAAGCCACACGAGGCCACGCGCTTGTCGACGCCAGCGCCACAACCGGGGCACGCCTTCGAGGCTTGGCGCGCGGGCTTGCCGTGCGCGTCCACGATCTGCGGGGCGGGTGCTGGCTGTTGATCGCTCATGCAGTCTTCTTTTTCTTGGTCGACCAGCCAGTTAACGCGCTGATTTCCGTGTCGGTGAAATGAACCACCTTAAGGCCGAAGTAGCGGATAAAGTATTCGTCGCGCTGTGCGTAGTAGCCTGGGCGCTCACGCTCGTTCTTCTCATGCCAGTACTGGCCGTCGGCTTCATAGGCGGTGTGGTGTTCTCGATCGTAGAGGTCAACCGTGAACCGCCCGAAACGAATCTCCGGCTCCACCGTGAGCCCGGTTGACGTCAGGTGCGCGTGCAGAGCTTGCGCCAGCTTCGTATATCTGACGACATGCGGTAGCGGCACACGTCCCTCAGCTTGCGCACGTCGCAGTCCTTCGATTCGCTTTGCCTCATCAGGCCGAAAAGTTCTGCGGCCTTCGGCGAAGTCAGCTTTCATCTGTGCGCGATGTCTAGCACTAGCTTCCGGCGACCACTTTGAGCCGAGCTTTGACTTTATGCGGCCGTCGCTGTACGCCAACTTCACGGCGGCACTCATCTTGGCGCGGGCTTCCGCGGAATTGACTCGGCCCTTATGCGCCGCGCTGAGTTTCGCGCGCGTCTCGGCTGACACAACGCGCCCCCTCATCGCGGCAGAATGCTTGGCACGATGCTCGGCTGAATGCGGAATGCCTTTACCGATCCCCATTCGTCCGGCAGAAATGTTCGCGCGGTGTTGGGCCGACTTGGGCTTACCGAGGGTCTTGCCCTTTGTTGCAGCACTGATCTTCGCGCGTGTCTCAGCAGACCGAGGCATGCCAGGCTTACCCTTTCGAGCCGCTGACATTCGCGCGCGAGTTTCTGCCGTATGCTTGTACCCGATCATGCTGCCGCCTCGCAGGCAAAAATGTCGTCCCACACAGAAACCAATTCTCTAACGACTACCCCGTTCAGCTCTGAAAATTCGATTGGGATCACGTCGTTTGGGCGGCCGATAGCAGGGATCTGCCAACCCGTCGCGGTGGGTTCCTGAAAGATCAACAAACCAATTGCCGCGGCCATGATTCTCTGATTTTCAGCCATGCCAAGCGCTTGGCTGAAAATGTGGATTCTCAACTGAACCCTTTTCACGCTGAGGCCGTTGCCGAGTCCGCTGATGTCGTTCTCAAAGAGTTCGTAAAAAGCGAAAGGGTACACAGGACTCTGCGGCACGTAGTCTTTGACGCCGCCGATCAGGCCCGCGCCCGTGCCAGGATAGGCGCCCTTGAGCGCAGTCGTATTCAACTTCGAAAAGATGCCCGCTGAAAGCGGAGAGAGCGCGGAGTAGGCCATTACTCCACCACTCCCATTTCGATCTGCAACAGGCGACGGCCCTCACCGTCGGCCGGCTGCACCGAATGGATCTCGTAGGTCTTCGCTGCGGGCTCGAGGTATTTTCGCCAGAGGATTTTCATCACCGGCGTGACGTCCGCGCGATAGTAGATTTTGGTTTTATAGAACCCGATCGCCGCAATGCCGCCGGAGGCCAGCTGCTCGCCGGCTGATAGCGGTTCAATGTTCGCAAACACGCCAGTCGCCAGCGTGAAGACCCCAGATCCTCCGCCCCCCTGGGCATCTGAGACGAATACAACGGAGCCCGGCACGGTTGCCGGCGAATCCGGCGAGCCGGCGACCGCGAAGGTGAACACCGTGGGACTCGTGACCGTGACTTGGACTTCGCCATCGTAAGCAGCGGGCGTGACACCGGAGAGCGTGACGAAGAAGCCCGTCTCGAAGGCGTGGGCCGTCGCCGTGGTGACCGTCGCCACCGAACCAACGCGCGTGATCGACGTGATGACGCGCGCTACCGGCGTGGGGGACAAGATATCGATCTGCTCCTTGAGTTTCCCCGCGCCTACGGCCATCTGGCCCGCCTTCCTATCGTGCCAATCCTACGCAACGCACACCGCCCGATAGGGCCTGATCAGCGTCTCATACGCGAGGTCATACGGGGCGATGATGTTCCCGACGTTCACCGCCTCGCGCACGGCGTACCAGTGACCAAACAGCAGCAACATGGCGAGCCTGAGCGGTTCTGGGATCTCGGACACGGAGGCGTGCCCGACGATCACGCGCACCACGATCGGATCAAAGAGCCGCAAGTCTGTCGGCCAATTCGCGGCATCAGCCAATCCGATGCGTCCAGGCTGGCTCGATGTGTCGGACACATAGTCCGCAGCGGTCATCGTGTTCAGGACGGCCGCGGCATCCGTGCTCTGGATCGCACTCACGGACAGGAGCGGGCCGAAGGGCAACACGATCGGACCATTCCGAGACGGAAACGCGGAGCCGCGGAGGTCATAGGTCTGCGGCAACATCTTGACGCTGGTATCGTTCTCGACCTGGATGGTTGCCGCTTTCACCAGGTTTGCGACGTAGGCATCCTCGGTTGTCACGTCCGCCGGGATGCGCGCGTGGAGTTTCGCGTCAGCCAGAGCAATAACCGGCGCCGCGGCCGTGCGCGTGACCGTGCCGCCCGTGCCGCCCACCGACACATTGACCGGGACGCTGAGCGTGGTCGGCGTCAGAACGGTCGCGGCGAGCGCCCCGGCGACCGCTGGCGTCGATCCGGTATGCCCGGCGACCGTAACCGTATCCCCTGTCGCGAGGCCGTGAGGCGTCAACGTGGTAAGAACAGTGGGGTTCGCCACGGACGACGAGACGACCGCTACGGCCGGCGTCACGAGCACGGGCGACCAGATCACCGGTTCAGTCACGGCCTCACCGCTTCGTGTGCTTCCCGGGCCCGGTGTTCTTCGCGTGTGGCGCGCTCGTGGTCTCCGGCGGACTGACCACCGCGCGCTCGACGGCCTCTTCCCGCCACGGCACGGCTCGACCCGCCGCGATCAGGCGCTGCGCCGTGGCGTCGTCACACTCGTAGCGATCGCCGGTAGTCCAGTTGCCGGTCGGGCCGCCCATCGGCACGAGGATCTTCAGGATCATGACTAAGCAGTACCGGCCGCTGGCGACACGTTCAGTTCCGCCACACGAGTCCCGGTCAGCGAGGCCGACGCCGGATCGCCGCCGTAGAGCTGCGCCCAGATGGATTCCAGCGTCGACGAGGCCCCGCGCGCGACCACGAGTTGGACGTACCGCTGTTGCGGCTTGTGGATTTCCACGATCAGATCCTCATCGCTCGACCCGCTCGTGATGCTCGTGCCAGTCAAATCCGCCATGTCGTCAGTGGCATTGGTGGCAGAGCCTTGCACCTTCGCCGTGTTCGTCGCGTTGGCCGTGCCGAACGAGGTCAGAAACACGACGCCCTGATAGCCGGCCGTGTCGACAATGATCGACGTCACCGCCGCCGTGGAGGCTGCGGAATGGTCCGAGACTTTGATGTACTTGCTGCGATTCGTTTCATTGCGCGCCATCGGTCACACCCTCTGATTCCTAGAAACAGCCGGCGCCGATCCGAAGACCGGCGCCGACTCGATTGGGGTTTACGCCATGATCAGGTGCTTGACCGCCGCCGCCAGCGACAGCTTGCCGTCGGTGCGCCGGAAGATCCGGAATCCGACCTGCCCGTTGGCCGCGTACAGCTCATTGAGCCGCTGCAGCCCGATCGCCTGCCGATCGGCGATGTAGTAGTAGCCGATGTCGCCGAAGAGGACCGGCTTCAGGCCCGTCGTGGCCGCCGGCATGTCCGTACCGGCGTAGACCGGCCGCCCCATCAGGGTGTCCGGCTCACCAGCCGAGAGGCCCGGCGACCACAGATAGGTGTTGTCGCTTGAGACACCCGTCTTGAGCTTGCGGATCGCCTTGATCGTCCCGTCAGCCATGATCCACGACGCCCGCGCGCGGTAGGCCCGGCCGAGCGAGTAGTACAGGTCCATCAGCTCGTCGGCCGTGATCGCGTTGGTGGCCGTCGCCGTGGCGCCGACGGACGACCCGCCGACGATCCCCGTCGGCTTGCCGGACCCGTCGCCGACCGTGAAGGCCGTCTCTTCCAGCACCCCGAGGCCCTGGATGTACTGCCGCTGCAGAATCCCCTGCACATCGAACGCGCTGTCCTGCAGGAGTTCCTCGCTGACCGTGGTCAGCATGGTTTCCTTGTAGGCGCTCAGCGTCACCGCCGAGAACACGGGCTCGGTCGTGCCGTAGGCGACATTCTCCGCCGTCCACACCGCCGCCGCGTTCGTGGTCAGGACGGGCAACGTCATCACGCCGCTGGTACTCGTGAAGACGGAGGCCAGCTTCCGCATGACGGCTTCTTGGGTCAGCCCCTCGATCAACTGGCGCCGGAACTCGTCGGGCACCATGTAGCCGCCGGCCGTGTCCGTGCCGACCGAGAGCGCCCGGTATTCCTCGGGGACGCCCGTTCGCATGGCCTGCCAGAACGCCGCACGGTATTCCGGCGTCGCCGTAGTGGTCTGCACTCCGGCGGCGGCGGCAGGCGCAGCGCGACCCGCCACCGGACCCGGCGACGCCATCGCCGCCTCGGCTGCGGCCACGCGATCGGCACGCTGGATCTGTTCGCGCGTGGCGTCGTAGTCGTCCATGAACTTCTGGTACTGGGCGGTTTCGTCGGCGGTCCACGCCGTCCGGGTGTGTTTGGGGTCCGCGATCTCCGCGTCGATCGTGTTCATCAACGCCCGCGCGTCGTGGAGGAGCTTCGCCGCTTTCTCTCTGAGTTCTTTCATCGATCTGTCTCCTACCGCTCAAGACAAAAGCCGCCACACCAAACACGCGGTTAGCGTGATCAGTGGGCGGCTTTGTCCCAGCGGCTCCTGTTGGATTCGTCGCGCCTGAGCCCCAGGCGTCGTCGGGCGTCCCCCGAGACGAATCACTAAGAGGTTTGTTTTGTTAGGCTCGCTGCAACTCCCGAAGGCTCAGCTCCCGTTTCCGCAACTCCCGCGCACGCCGATCCTGTTCATTCGGTTGCGCGGCGAGGATCAACGCCGCGTCTACCGCCGCTTTCGCCCGATCGCGGGCCGAGACCGTCGTGTCTTCGTAGGCCGGATACGTCACCGGCGACACGTCAAAAAGTTCGACTTGCTCGATCACTCTGAGTGGCAAGGCGTCCCGCTCGACTTTCGGCCACGATTCGCGCTCAACCCGGAAGGCGAATGAGGACTGGCTGACATCGCCGCGCGCAATGCTCAGCACGAGGTCTTTCGCCCAGGACGTGCCGGGCGTGGTGACTTCGTATTTCAGGCCCCGTTTGTCTTCGCTGAGCGTGAGCGTGCCGGCCGCGGTACGTCCAAGCACGAAATTGGCGTCGTGGTTGAACAGCGCGCGGACGTCGTCTTTGCGCTTCAGCGCCTCGGTGAACGCACCAGGGGCGATCACTTCGCGGAAGAACCCGGCGATCACCGCTTCGCTGTTGAAGAGCGCGGCATGGCCGATCAGCTTGGATTCGCCAGTCGCGACATCGTCTGCCCGCTCGATCGGCGCCGTGACGGTGCGTGTTTCTTTGTCTTTCATCGGAGCCTCAATTGATCGTCTCGTCGTCCGGATCCGCGTCCGGATCAGACATCGGCGGATCGGGCATCGGTGGCGGTTGCGGCGGAAGCGCCGCGTCCTGCATGTTCAGCGGCGAGAGATATTTCGAGCCTTGGCCGTCCGGCAGCGGGTTCATGTCTTCCAACGCGCGCACGTCATCCGCCGAGAGCCATCCCCAGTTCCTTCCAATGGCGTAGGCCGCGTATCGACTCGCCATATCGCCCCGCTGCAGCCCTTGTACGGTGAACCGCACCTGATGGGTCGCGAACGACTTCGCACTGAGCAGATCCCGGCCGATCGCTTGCTCCCAACAGACCAGCCACGGCATCAAGGTATGGACGACGAACGAGATCCCCTGATGCTCGATGTTCGAGAACGTGCTGCGCTCGAGGTCGCCGATCATGTGCGGCGGCACGCGGAACGCCCGCGCGATCTCTGTCGTTTGGAACTTGCGCGCCTCGATAAACTGCGCGTCATCGGCATTCATGCCGACTTGCTGCCAGGTGACGCCGTCCTCGAGCACGGCCACACGGTGCGCCTTGTCGAGCCCGCGGTGGGCGGCTTCCCATGAGGACTTGAGTTGATCGGCCGCTGGCTTCGACAGCGTCTTTGCGGTCTGCAACACGCCCCGTGGTTGCGCCGAATTGCTGAACAGCCGCGCGCCGTACTCTTCGGCGGCAATCGTGAGGCCGATGCTGTTCCGGAGCAATGTCAGCGGGGAGTAGCCGACGAGGCTATCCCCAAGCCCGCGCAGATGAAGAATCGGCGCCGGCTGGCGTGACGGATCGGCCCAGGTAAACTTGACCTTGTCGCCGTTGGGGAGTTCGTAGAGCCAAACCTTTTGCAACTGCTCGTTGCGGATGACCTGCGTCTTTGACGGGTTCAACGGCCACAGCCCGACGATGCGCCCGAACCCGTCGCGCTCGATCTCCGCGTAGGCGTTGCCCTGCAAGGCGAGATGACCCTGCATGATGTGCTTGCCTTCGTACGCCGTCATTTCGGGATTGAACAGGTCGTGCAGGATCGACCAGAGCGGATGCCGGCGGTCGTCTTCGTGAACGCCGTCTGTCACGCGCTGAACCTTGAGGGGCAATTGCGCCACGCTGTCAGCCAGGACACGCACGCAGGCACCGACGGCAACCGCGCTCAGTGCGGAACGCTCGTTGACCACGGCACCCGTGCTGCTCTGAGGCCCGCCGAGCGCATCCGTGAGCCAGTACTGCGGCTCGCGGAGGGTGGACGTCCCGGAGTAGACCACGTCGCGGAGACTGGCGAGCCAGGCCGGGAGCTTCATTGGCGGCTCATCCAGACCTGTACGGCAATCGTGGCCACGGTAAACACGGCCTGCACCGCCGCCAAAAGACACACGATCTGTAGCGTCGTCATAGCGGTCGCTTCTTTGGCGGCGGCGCTGGTGGCGGCGGGGGCTTTGGCGAGCCATCCCACGGTCGCGGCTGTTTACGATCGGCCCGAACAACATCTAACAAAATGCGCAGATGCACCTTGGCTTGCCGTACGGCTTCATGCAATGGGTTGTCGTAACACCCGTATTTGTTCAGCGTCATCGGAAGATCCGGTTCACGATCCACGAGGCGAGCGCCCAGCCGGCGCCGGTGAAGAACCCAACCGCGAACCAGACCCAGACTTCGTAGAGCGTGATCGTGCTGGGCATTAGGATTTCTCCACGAGCGAGAGATTGGGCGACACCGTCACGGGTGCTTCGTCCTGTTTGGCGAGCCGTTGCCCGTTGGCGAGCATCACCATTTCCACCGTCGCGCGGTCATACCAGGCGGAGGTAATCGGTTGCTGACTGACGTGCCCGCAGTCGATCGTCGGGTCGAGCCAGATCGGACAACCAACAGCCGCGGCTTGCTGGCAGAAATAAACGTCCTCGGTGATCGTCGTGTAGCCCGCGTCGTTGACGCCGTATTTGAACCACGGCCGCTCGTAGCGGCGGAATACTTCGACTGGAACGAGCGTGCAACCCATCCCGACCAGTTCTTCCTGCCTGAGTGCATCGGTGTGTGGCGCGGACTTGTCGTACGTGTATTCCCACTGACCAGTCACGTGGTTCCAGACGCCATCGCGGAGCGCGATGGGCCAGTGAGGCCAGGACTTCAAATGGTAGAGACCAGAGACGATGCCGTGCCCGTGGTGGGCCAGCATCCGGTCAAGCACATCGAGCGGCCACGTCATGTCCGCGTCAAGAAACAGGATGTGACTGCACCCCATAAAGAGCGCGGCCGTCGCCGCCTCATCACGCAGATCGGATACCAGGAGATACCGCTCAAACCACGCAAACTCCACGTCTTGAAAGTCATGGCGTTTACACGCGTCCGTCACCCGTTGGCCCCAGCCGATCTTGTCGAGGCTGATGACGGTGTGCCGTGGTACGTTGCGCTCGTTACAGCAGACGGCCACCAAGCACTTGCGCTTGTGTGGCGGCACAAGCCACGAGTTAGACGGTTGCGGCTTGACGCAAGACCAGCAGCGCGCGCTCACGACTTCGACGGGTCTACCGATGCGGAGGCTCCACTGCTTAGCCACGGCTGTTTGCACGGACGGCCAGTCGAAGTCGTGACCCGCCAGTACGCCGTCGGGCTTCAGCTTCGGCCACCAAGCGTCTAGTTCCGCGCGCACATGCGCGGTCGAGTGATCGTCATCGAGGAAGACGAAGTCGAGCGAGCCATCGGCGTAGGTCGCGGCCTGCGTGAGGGAGTCGCCGACAATCAGGTTGACGCGATCCGCTACGGGCGCGAGGTTCGCGCGCACGGCCGACACGAGTAAACCGTCGCTATCGCGGAGTGCTTCCTGATGGGCGTAGGTAAACTGATCCGCTGGTGCATCGCCCGCCCACTCTGGCTCAGGTACGCCCGTGAACGTGTCGATCGAATCGAATCGGATCTGCTTGCGGGAGTTGGCGATCTCGACGGCCAGGTGTGCGGTGGACTTGCCGAGAAACGTCCCGACTTCGACGACATGCGCGCCGTGGCCTAGACGCGCGACTTGCGCCGCGTAGAGGTCTTGAAAATCAAACCAACCTGGGACCTGTTGGTAGAAATGCTTCATAGACGGACGGTCTATGAATAGCAGTGCTTACGCGATCAGCCTATTTTGAATAGTAGAAAAGGAAGGAGCGCACGCAATGACCGATACGTGCGCTCCTAATTACTTGCCTGCGACGCCATGCCGCGCCCTGCCGTGGCCGGTCACGTCTCGTCGGGTCGTGCCTTGATTACCATGCCTCGTCTGCCGTGTCCGCTGTGCGTCGTGACCAGCTCGAAACTTCATCTTACACTACTCGGCGGCACGGCAAGTCACCACACTCCACTCCACCCCTCGGCGACACAAACAAACCACACCGAACCAGTTCAACTCTCGGCGGCACGACAGACCACCCCACCGCATTCCTCGACGGCACCACACCTCAGCTCGGCTCAGCTCGGCTCACGACACTACTCGGCGACACGGCATTCCACACCATCCCACCCACCGCATGCCACGGCACCCCTCGGCGACACGCCAGCACAGCCCAGCTCATTGCACGTCACTTCAGTGCATCTCTCGACGGCACTCCACGTCACGTCGAGTCACCTCACCCCACGACACAACACGACTCGGCGACACTACGAAACAACGCACGGCAAGCCAGCCCTCGGCGTCACGACAAACCATTCCACGGCATTTCACGACACAACAGGGCTCGGCGTCACCTCACTGCACACCCTGCACGACACGACACTGCTCGGCGTCACTTCGCGTCTGGCAACAGCGCGCGGACTTGCTCGCCATCCGTGGGCGAGATTACCTCCGGTAGTCCGAGCATGTTCCGCAGAATCGGCGTCCGCGGCACCGCGGCCTTCTTCCCCATCTTGATAATCAGGGATAGGTACTGCATCCCGAGCTTCTCTATCCCGACGATGCCCTTCAGCGTCTGGTTCATCTGCTCGGCGATCTTCCCGCTGATCGCTTGCCGTTCGAGCGCGTCCTGGATCTGCTCGTGCTTCCCGATGATCGCTTCAGCCGTGCGTAACTGCGGCGCGTCCGCTCGCAGCATCGACACGCTCAACCGAGTAGCTGTAGCGCCCTTCGCCGTCGCCGCGTTCCCCTGCGTAGCCATGAACCCCTCCGTAACTGAAGACGTGGTGAAGATCGGTTTCCGAGACTGACTTACCGAGTACCTTGAGCGTGAAGGCCAACACCGCTGGCGGCTCGATAAACTCGAACCGCTTCAGCGCGTTCATGGTCCCACGCGGGCCTTTGACGTGGATCGGTTTGTCGTAGGCACCGTCGGCATCGAGAACGGGTGCGCCGTCTTCGCGCACGATCGGCAGCCAGTAGATCGTTTCGTCCAGATAGACGGCGTTGGTAACGCGCGTGCTAAAGGCGCGCTCGTTCTCGATGCGTCCGATATACTGCGCAGACAGCACGCGGGCGCAATCTTTGATATGCGCTTTCACGGTCGCCGCGCGCATGACGAGCGCCCCGGCATGACGCTGGAAGACCAGCATCGAGAAGGACTGATCCGACTCGCCTTCGCCGCGCTCGATACTCGCCAGCACTTCCTCGTTGATCTCTTCGATCGACAGTGCCCCGGCTGGCTTCACGCGAGGCTGGCGCGCTTCGACCCACTTCTTGACGATCTCCGGGTCGGCGGGCACCGACGCACACAGGCGCGTGAGGAACGTCCAGCGCACACGGTAATTCGTCCAGAGCGGCGGTAACTCGCGCGAGTCGGATGAAGTATTCTTCGGCTTAACCATTGTGGACCGCCTCCTTATGGCGGTCTGCGTGGTGAGAGGTCGCGCGGGGCTGATTCCTCGCGCGGCCTCGCTTATCTTACTCCAGATATGTCACCGCGTAGAACTCGCCGTCAGGTAGCGCCGCAAGGCTTCCCGCATGGTTTCCGGCACCGACATCCGCGCGTCACGGGCCGCCTGATAGGTCCGATCGTAGAGCTTGGCTTGCATGGCGACGTTCACCTGTGCCGACTTCTTCTCGGCCGCCGGTAACGCTTTCCGACCGCGATGCTTCGGGTCCATTAGAGCACCAGGACGCCACGAGTTTCGTAGATCGACGGCCCGTCTAACTTATCGGCCCCCGCCGCGATCGCATCCGTCCGGCATTCCCAACTCAACGTCGCCGCCATCGCCAGGTCGATCTTGTTCGGGGACTTCGGCCGCTCCTTCTGAATGAGGAAGAGCGCCTTGCCTTCC